AATATTTCTGCGGAGTTGTAGAAAATTCTAATGCAATTGATGCATTTGCAACCGTTCTAACATATCCTTCAATCAATCGTCTGACTGGTTCTTTGATTCTTGATCTACCAAATGGTTTATCACTTGTCGCGTTCCATACAAGAGGTTCCATCAGTGGTCTACCCATTATATGTGGGAATTTCTCTGCCTTCCATTCATTAGATTCTGAAATTTTAGTAAGCTCCCAAATATCAGTATCTGTATATAAATTTACATGTGAAGGTTTATACGTTTGGTCCTTGTTATCAATTTTCGTATCGATAATAGCAAGTCCACAATCAATTCTTCCCTTTTCTCCATTCCATATTGCAGAAGCAGTCAATGGTGAGTGAAAGCGAATTTTGCAACCAATATCCTCATCTGCTGATAATGTAGCGAATGTGCATCCATATTTAAGTTGGTCTTTACATGCCTTCATGTATTCGGATATCAAACGATTATCACTCATTATCTTCTGTAATAAGTCATTGTTTTTTCCGTTTGAACTAACAAAGCCGTCAAACATAGAACGTGCAGCTAACACATCAACTGTCTTTGCTCCCCATTCGCATCCGATTTCAAGACTATTTAACCCATTTGGAAGTGCAATTCCCAAATTGACATCAGATAATCTAACATGCCCACCGTAATATCGGTTCTTCTTATCATTGCTACTTTTATGATTATCCCAAAGTTTAATTAATTTTCTTAGCTTTACCTCTTCGACAGCTGGCAGACCATATATTTTCCCAATTCCTAATGTGAAATTCATTTTCCCTCCTAACCAATTCGCATTTTGCGTTTTGGATCTCGTTTACTTGTTTTTGCTCCCCATAACGCTAACGCACATGCCTCAATAGGGATTGAATTACTACCACCAAAGCCATATCCTCCACCAATAGAACGCTTAGTAGAATTTATAGCACTATCATTTAAATCTTCCTGGTATCGATACCATGTAAGACTATTTTCATTAACACTATCAATTAATAAAGTTGCTGCCGAAATCATATCCTTTGCATTTGGCCTGATTATTGATGACTTTAATCTCCACGTTTCAGAGATTCTATCAACCAATAAATCAACACCATTTCGGCCATCAATCACTACACAAGAAGCATCGTGATAACGTTCGTTCAACCAATCACTCAACCACCTTGTGCTTTGTGATGTGGACTTTCTTTCAATTTGCGATATTCTTGCAGGACCATTTTCCGGAATTACAGCACCGCATAAACAGACCTCAGTTCCATCAATTGAGAATTTAATTCCATATGCTGTTTTTCCTTCTGGCTTACTTTCCTCTGAAATGCACTTATTCCATGCATCTTTATTAATTGCATATTCTTCTTTATTTTCTAAAATTGGAGACCACCACCCTAATCGTTCACGTGCAAACGTATCAGCATCCATCTGTTCACATTCAGAAGCAATTGTACTTTCTAAGATTCTTCTACCAAGTGCCGGATTTGTTCTATACCATCTGCTTCTATCGTTCACATCTCCTATTTCTTTTTCAGAGAACTCAGACCAGGATGTGTTGTCGCTCTTTCCACTAATTGCTTTATCTCGAATCTTTCTAAAGACAGTGCCTTCGCAATGTTCATCCGGTGGAGTTCCAATATAAATAGTTTGTGGATTTCTACTTGCTGCAAGTGCAGGAAGGAACGATGCTTGTTGTTCTGTCGTTAGTTCTTGCGCTTCGTCGAAAATTAAAAGGTCGCCATGAAGACCACGACCACCATTTCTTGTTCTAGCAACAAAAACAATCCTTCCACCATTTTTTAAAATAATCTGTTCTCTGCCTAAAGCATTTCTAATCTCTCTAACATACTTGCTTAATTTCGGACTTTCAAAGAGTCCTCGCAATTCCAAAAATGTTTCAGTTGCAGTTTTTTGTAAATGAGCAGTGTAGACTACCCATTCACCGAACAAGATCATACCTGCTGCACTTCTCCCAGAAACATTTAGTGTTTTTCCGTTTTGTCTAGGCACAGACAATCCACATGTGGATGAAGCCCACAGTTCTTCTTCGTTACGCCCCATCCAATCTAGCATTGCATTCTCTTGCCACGGATCAGGGCGAAGCTTACCAATCTTTAAAATCTTAACAGCATCATCACCATCTGAGTATTCGTAATCTGGAACGATTCTAACGGACGGCTCCTGACTTCCCATCAGCTTCTCTCGTTGACAAGATTTCACTGATTTCATCATCACTATCAGTCATCCCTTCTATCTGTTCTATCTCGTTGATTGTTTCTCGATACTGTTTTGCGATTGGTCCTAAATCTTTAGGCGGCAAGCCAGAATCAATCTGATCAGCAAGAACCAAAGCAAGTGCTTTAAGCATTTCTAATCGCGATTTTTTCTTTGTTATTCCTTTTAGTTTTGCCACCTAATTACCCCTTTCAAAATTTCCCTGTGTGTAAATCGGCGCTCACGGCCCTGAGTCGCCTCGCCTTGCGGGAGGGGTACTCCCCCACCCATTGTGGAAAACTACCACTCACCATCTTTTATGGTTGGTTTCTTTTGCCTAATATTTGTAGTATTTATGCCGATTTTGTCACTTTTTAGTTGATTACAAACGTAATGTGCAGCTTGTAGATTGTTCCAATCCTCGGCTGCTTCTCTTGCGCTGTTGTATCCGAACTGTTTCCACTTAGATACAGGCTTTATTTCATCCACCACAAACGATAGAGGAAACATATAGTTTGATGGTTCATCATAATGAATAGGTCCAAGCCTGCCTTTGCATATTCCGCACTGGCATCCCATTGCTTTTAGTCGTGCTCTATTTTTACGTCTTAAATTACCGTTTGCATATCTAGGATTAGTTTTCATATCAAAATTAGGGCAGTTATGAATAAAGGAGTCGAAATCAAATGAAAATCTACTTAATACCCACGTTTTATAAAAAAAGAACAGCCCTGCCCCTGCAACTGTTCTTTTTCTACACTAGCATAATAACATATTCAAAGCGAACAGTAGCGAACACTAACGAACACTTTTGCATTTTTGATTGAAATATCTATAGAATTTAACGCGACAACTATCTGAATCAGACGTTGAGTATATTTTTCTTGCAGTATCTTTCCACGATAATCCATTCATGAAATGCCATCTAACTATTATTTGAATCTCTGGATTATCAATGGTATCTACCCAATCTAATATTCTCTTCATTTGGACCGCAATTTCTTCAACCTTTTCTTGTAGTTCTTGGTTTAATTTTTCTATCCTGTAGAAAGCCTGTCTTGTTGGGTCTCCTGGTATGTTCGACTTTGTTCCAATGTGTCCAATTGGTGGAGAAGATATTGGAAAATACATCTGTCTAATCTGTTCTTGAATTGCCTGTGCTTGCATCTGAAGATATCTATAGTTCTTAAGTTCTTCAATTGTAATCATGCTTTTCCCTTCTAGCTATCTTTTTTTCTACCCAACGCAAGCGATCTTCAAGAATAAAAAGTTGATACGTGTTGGTTTCTGCAAACTCGTTTCTTCTATGTGCTTCCTTTACCCTTGCTATTTCTTTTTCTAAATCATTTCTTTTTCTATATAGAAGGGCTAGTTCAATTTCTTCTTTCTTAGTCATTATCATCCGCCCCTGCAATACGAACCGCTATCATCATAAAAACTCCAAAAAACATTCCACATCCAAATGATAGAATTACAATCATTGTTTATCCTCCGGCATGCAGTACACAGGTGCATTTGTCCAAAAGTTATCACTAATCATTTCCATCATAATATTCTGTGCTTCTTCTTTCTTAGAATAAACACCAAGCAAACGATCATTATCATCAATAGTTGCCCTTATCTCATAAGTTATCTTTTCATCTCTATCTTTTTCCAGTAAATAGAACTTTTTAACGTTTGGTCTGTAGTAAATTATTTCCCTGTTTTGCGTTTGAATTGAATACATTTTTTTCTCTCCTTTTTTTCTTTTTAGTACGCAACAGAATCATACTTATGTTGCGTTTATTATTATTTCTTTGAAACTATAAATAATGCTTTATTTATGCATATTTACTAATATTTATCTGTGACGTATCATTTAATTAGCGCAACATAATTTTAATGGTTGCATTCAAGAGGTTATCCAATGTCAGATTTCAATAAAATTAAGTCCCTATTGTGTCCATTTTGTGGTGACAGTATCCCAACTTCTACAGATGCATGCTTCAAACATCATCTATTATCATTTGATGGAATTCAGTATCTAATCAGAGAGATAGGCGAAGAATATAAATGCAGTGGTATTGATGTCCAATATTTAAAATGCCCAAGCTGCTCTTCATACGTTTTAAATATAAAATCTTATGGAGCAAGTTTTGAACCATTTGAAACAGTGATTCACCCGACAACCCTAGCTAAACATTTCCCAAAATACATACCGGAGCAAATTCGCAAAGATTATGAAGAGGCCTACTCTATAGTTTCTTTAAGCCCTAAAGCCTCTGCAACACTATCACGAAGATGTTTGCAAGGAATGATCCATGACTTTTGGGGTATTAAAGAAAAGAATTTAAATGCTGAAATAACATCATTGAAATCTCGAATTTCGCCATCACTTTGGAAAGCAATTGACGGAATACGTACCATAGGTAATATTGGTGCTCATATGGAAAAAGATATCAATGTAATTGTCGATATCGATTCCGGAGAAGCAGAGAAGCTACTTAAACTAATCGAGCATCTCATTAAGGAATGGTATATCAACCGTCATGATGTAGAAGTTCTACTTGAAGAAGTCAATGCTATTTCTGATGAGAAGAAAGCAAAGGCATTATAATAGACTCGCCTTCATAACAAGGATCATATTCGAAAAGAAATTCTCCTTCTGAATTGAAGTATTTCTTTACTGGACGAGCCAAATCATCTTCTGTTCCTTTCCCTCTTAGCACATGTACTACGATTACTTGTTCAATAGTAATGTGGTCTACTCTTCTACAATCTTCTGTATTGTATCGACCACGTTCTTTTAATCCAGTTCCTATCATAAATATCCTCCTAATCATAATTTGGTAAGTGGTTGATTTCGCCTCTTACCTTTTCTACGTCATGCGGTTCTAAGCATATATATCGTTGTGTTTCTTCTGCAGATGAATGTTGTAGTAATTGCTGCACCAGGAGAAGGTCATGTGTTTGATCCCATATCCATCTACCGTATGATTTTCTAAGTGAGTGACAGGCAATTGGATATTCTATCTTTGCTTCATCTGCTAGCTTCTTAATAAATCTCCATGCAGTACTTCTATCAATCGCATCACGGTTCACTCTATCCTTTGGAAACATAAATTCATTCATGGTGAAGTTATATGTATCGATGTACTTTTTAAGAACTTTGTAGATATCATCAGATAATTTATATTGCTGTCGCTTACCAGTTTTATGTTCAGTTACAGTAACTCGACCACCAGCGAAATCTCGTGGTGTAGATTCTAATATCGTGTTGATTCTGCATCCTGTATTAACGCCAATGATAAGAATGATGTAATTTCTGTACCACTTGAAATACTGTTTAGAAGTAGGTTTGTATTCGTCTCGATGAACCAGACAGATACGAACCATCTCTTCAAAATCTTCAACATCAATCGGTTTAACAACTTCACGTCCATGCTTGTATGCAGTCTTACGTACATATGTACTACCATGAGGCTTGAAGCGTTTATAAATTCTAGGCATCAGGATCACCCCACATTCGTTTAAACGCCAGTTTTGAGCCATATTCAAAGTTGAACTTATCTTCCTTTGAGCATTTTGCATTTCCATGTCTGATGCACTCTCCATCAACATAGTATGCAGTTGTTATTCTCCGTCCTTTCTTGATGATGCGAATCTCTTCATCTTTTTCTTTTGGTACATAATCACCCGTTAATGCTTCGTATAAATTTTCAAACGCACGTTGTAATGCCGTTGTTAAATCATTCATCACTTCGTATCCTCCTAAATTTGTTTTCTATAACTGCAAGCATGTATCCTTCCGGATTCAATACTTGTTTTTCAATACCAGGTTCTAATCCATAAACCTCACACGCGCGCATCCATACCTGATTGATATCATCGTCAGAACATTGATTAATTCCTGCAATCACTGACGGTTCTGTTATGGTTGCAAATACATGCAGCAACGATTCTTTTGTACGGTTGATTCTGTCTACAATATTTTGATTATCCATGCATGGATTTAAAACTTCTATTTCCCTTTGCACTGGTTGAATCAGTAGCATCTCGATTCTTTTCAAATCCACACAATCGCCTATATCATCATCAGTCTTATCTAGTCTAATCATGTCTAATCTAGTAGTAGAAGAAATGTCAGCATTTTTTGAAATATTGTCTACAATTCTTATGTTTTTGTATTCATTCTGCGAAAAATTGACACACTGAAAACACTTTTCTATCTCCACAAATTTTGCACGCGCTTTGTATTGAAGAAAACGTTTTTGGATGGTAGCAGAAGTGAGAACTAAGAATTGGCTGTATATCTCCGAAGAGAACAATCCTCGTCGCAAACACTCCTCTACAATTTGCTCGACCTTCTTTTTATCAGCTCCGATTTCTCGGGCGAATAGGTACTTTGTGTCGTCGTCCCACTTGCAATAATAGCCTTCGTCTCGATAGATCATAGTCCAGAGCTTAACTAAGATTGCGTAACCTGTCAGTCCATAACGTGCTTCTATAGACCGAACGTCTTTATCCATTTGTGTGTCAAGTAGGAATGCTTTTATTCCTTTTGACATGTTATTTATCCTTTCATCTAACTAAATCTTTCAAGCTGCATATAGGTGATTGCAAATCACTACGCTGCAGATGATTGTTTTTTAAATATCTAAACCATTTGATGGTAGACATCTTCTTTCTTAGATTATCCACGCTGTCGTGCGTATATTGACTATCTACGATTGATTCAACTGTCTCAAATACATCTGTATTGATTTTTCTATCAGCAGTGCCTATACACATGTTTTCTGACATCGTCATGTTTGGCATTGGGAATTTATATAGTTTTGTTTCAATGCCTCTATATTGCATGTATGCATACATGCTGATGCTTGTTACCTTTTCTGATGTATATTTCACGTGATAGATTGCGTTTGGAAAATTGATTGTATATGCCTTGCCTTGAAACGTTACAATGCGCTTATGTTCAGGTTGTCTATAAATCACCTGGTTGGGTGAAATCGCTAGAATTTCAGCATTTACTAGCTTAGGTTTCTCTTTGGAATGTTTATCTTTTCTATAAGCATATTTTTCAATTTTTCTAACAAACGTATTCACTGATACAGATTTCCAAATTTCTTTCCCATGATCAACTTTTAGTATTTCTACATCAGAATTTTTATCTGAAATTCTGCATATAAGTTGGCTCATAGAATCACCTCCATTTCAGAACAGAATGATTGAGTGATATCTTCTATAATTTGTCCATTGCCCATGCACATTTGATAGTCTTCTCGGTGTATATCAAGAATATTAATGAATCTATCTACATTATGTGTAACATCGTTATGTTGATTCGCCGGAACTGTTTCCAATAGTTCCAGAAGTTTACTATCAAATCCCCATAAATCAATATTTATACGGAAACTATATCCTTCGTAGTCACCAAGTGTATATGTTGACCACGTGTTATCGCCTGTATCTACAAAGGGTAGAAATTCCATGAAGTTGGCTATTAATGTAGAATCACAGCTTTCTGAAAAACGTATGATGCACGCGCCACCGTAGGCTTCATCAGGATACTCTTCATCAAATGGAATGTATTTTTCATTCTTTATATCCACATCAAACCATC